ACATGATGAAGAAGGGGGTGAGCAGGTATCAGGCAGAAGCAGCACATCAGGCTTTATGCAGCATTTTGGATGGTTTTATCAAGCCTCACTGGTTGCCGAATATGAAAGAATCCCACTACAAGAGGCTTATGAGTTAAATACTTTGAACTTCCTCAATGACCTGGCTTATCTGAAATCCAAAGCAGAGTATGAAAGCGAATTGATAAAAAAAGCGTATGGCAAAAAGTACTAAACAAATACAAGATGAGATAGCAGCCAATGAAGCATTAATAGAGCAGTTATCAAAACTGGAAGCAAACATAACAAGGAAAAACGAAACTGATAAATTCCAAGAAGAAGGATTTGCTAATCTACCTATAACAGAAAAAAATATTATTGCTCATGCCGTTGAATTTATCAAAAAGGTAAGGGAAAACCTTGATGCCTTAAATAAAATTGATACAGGTGGACTTGATAGGGATATACAGAAAGGAGAACTGATAAATCAGTCAGGTGTATATACGATAGAAATAGGATATCCCAAAACGAGCAAGGCAGCAGGATATTACGATTATGTCAATAAAGGTGTTAAAGGTAAAGATTCACAGTTACCGAATTCGCCATATAAATTCCAAACTCGTACACCTTCCTTAAAAGGTCCAATGGTTTTAGCCATTCAGAAATGGATGAAGCGGAATGGTATCTTAGGAAGAAAGCAGCAATACAGTGTTACAGCACTTGAAAAGAAACGTAAAAGTATATCTGAATTGGATTCATCCAGAACAGGTGCATGGCTTATAGCAAGGAAGATAAAAAGACAAGGTTTACCTAAAACAGGATTCTTTGATAATGCTATTGATGAATACTTTGGTGATACATTCGCAGCAGCTATTGCTAAATCAGTAGGCTCTGACATAAGGGTAAGTGTAAGGCAGGTTAATTCGCTAATTAATGACAAGAACAAGTAACAATGGCAATAACAGTTAATAGTACTCCCGAATCCTATGCATCAGCACATGATGACCTTTGGTTCGTAGTAACATCCACAAATGTGACTCAAAGCAACTTTAAGTTCGTTTTTGATGTCTATATAAATTCCGTACAGGTAGCGAGAGTAAAACAATATCCAGACCCAACATCTTCAAAAGGGTATTTCAATGCAGGTAATATAGTGCGTAATTATCTGTCCTCTTATTTCAAGCCGAATAGTACACAGACCCTTTTCAGTTATGATGGGGATGATATCTACGTTAACTATGAAATAAAGTACGGGGAGGAGTACGGAGGAACTACGTACACAAATTTAACAACAGCAACTTACAGAGCATTTAACTTTTACAATCCTCCATTCAGAAACCCATCAACATCTTATTTCAGCAATTTCGTTACCAAGTGGATAAGCAATAGGGATTTATCAAACATTGATTGTGCATTCTCTGAAAAGATGTATATCGGTTGGATGAATGCATCAGGAACCACAACATCCATGACGGCTACGATACAAAAGTATTCTGAATCGGGTGCTACCTCAGGTAGTCCATCCACAGGCACATCTGAAACTATTAGCAGTTTCGGATTGCTTGATGTTTCCCCTGCTGCAATTAATACTTACTTAGGTTCATCATTCCTTTCCTCATCTGATTATGCGTATGGAGTAAAGTTAAATTATTCATCTACTACATCAGATGAAATAAAGGTAAAGCTAAACTGTAATCCAAGATTCACGCCTATCTCTTTGCATTTCCTTAATCAATTAGGAGGCTATGATACTTTTGTTTTCCGTTTAGTTAATAAGGAAAGCAGGTCAATGGAAAAGAAAAGCTATCAGCAGATGAACTGGCAATATGATTCAGGTAGTACTTCCATGCGGTCTTATGATTCGTATAAAAGAATCAATGCAGGGGTAGTCAATTTTGCAGTAGACCAATCCGTAACATACAGGCTGACATCGGATTATATTAATCAGACCAATTACAATTGGATAAAGGAATTACTTGCTTCTCCTGAGGTTTATATAGAGCAAGGCGGTTACTATTATCCATTTAACATAACTACAAGCCAATGGCAGCAGAGGCTCAGAGTATCTGATAAAATGTTTAATCTTGAGTTAGAAGGTGAGGTAAATCAAAAAATCAATAGCCAATTCAGATGATAAGAACTGAAATATACATAGAAGATGAGAGGCTTGATTTATCAAAAGATATATCTACTGAATTTACCTATGCCATAGATGACATCAAGGACTTCGCTTCCCGTAATACCTCTTTCTCTAAAACAATAGTAATACCTGGCAATGATACTAACAATAAGCTATTCGGTCATATATTCAAGTTCGGCTCTGCCAATGCTTACAATCAGGGACAACCGAATGTGGGTTACAACTTCAATGCTGCCAAGTCAGCATCATGTTATATCTATGTAGATAAAATTCAAATCTTTAAAGGGGTTCTTAGGCTTTTAGAGGTCATCATTGACGGCGAAAAGATAGAGTATGAATGTGCCGTCTTTGGCGAATTAGGAGGCTTTATTTCGGCTTTAGGGAATAGTAAACTTGAAGATATTGATTTTGGTATTGCTAATCAGAATTGGAATGAACTAACAATAGCTGATTCATGGAATAACGTAAGCGGTGGAGGTGTTTATTATCCCTTAATTGATTACGGACAGGTAAGTACGAACAAAGCGGATTGGGATTTTAAAGCCTTCAAACCTGCACTCTATGTAAAGCAATACATGGACAAAATAATTACAGGGTCAGGTTATACCTATACTTCTACTTTCTTTACTACTAACCTTTTTAAGAGGCTGATAATACCTTCTAATGCGACTATTTTAACAACAGATAGCAGCAATGCCTTTTATGCTACGGCTAATGTAGCAAGTTATACAACTGATAATTATCCTGACTTTACAGTTACCACAGCAGGTAACTTTACTTTAGTAGGAAATGCCTATCGTTATAATGGGGCATCTGCTTTAACTTGTACTATTAATCTAAGGCTTGATGGTACTTTTACAGATATATTCCCAGACCCTGCACCTACAACAGATATAACAGTTTCTTTGCAGGTTAATGGTTCTGATGTGCAATCACAGGTATTTACAAACTATTTTGAGCCTCAAGGCTTCTATGTTGACTTCAGTTACAATACTACGTTAAATACCAATGATACTATCAATGCTTATATAACATCAGCAGCGAACACCTATGATATAGATGAAGGTGCTTTGTGGGTCGTAAGTGCATCAATCGGGCAAGTGCCTATCAATTACAATGAGCCAATTATCATTAACAATACAATCCCAAAAGGTATCTTCCAGAGGGACTTTTTTGCCTCAATTGTTAAAATGTTTAACCTGTATGTTACAGAAGACAAAGATAAGCCTAAGCATTTGAACATTGAGCCATACATTGACTATTACCATACGGCAGGAACAAAACTGGATTGGACATATAAGGTAGACCATAGTAAGGTGATAAGGCTCAAGCCTATGTCTGAACTAAATGGTAGGTACTTTGAGTTTAAGTACAAAACAGATGTGGACTATTACAATGAGCAGTACTTTAAAAAGTATGCTCAATCGTATGGGGATTTTATAGAAGATACTGGTTTTGAGTTCGCGAACGACAAACAAACGGCAGAGGTGATATTCGCTTCTACTCCTTTGGTAGGTTATACAGGGCAGGATAAAGTTTACAGCACTATCCTAAAGCTAAGCAATACCAATGTAGAAGATAAGACGGAGCATACTATTCGTATTTTACAAGCTAAGAAACTGACAGGGGTAACTTCTTATGCCATTAAGAACGGAGCAACAACTTTGACAAATAAAACCGATTACGGATATGCAGGGCATCTTGATGACCCTGATAGTCCTACGGCTGATATCAACTTTGGAGCACCTAAAGAATTGTTTTTTGTTCTGGCTACTGCTTACCCTTCGGCTAATCTGTATAATGGTTACTGGTCTGAAAACGTTGCAGAAATTACTGATAAGGATAGTAAATTACTTACCTGTAATGTTCTTCTAAAGGAATCAGATATCTATGGATTAGATTTTAGCAAACTGATATATATCAATGGCAGCCTTTGGAGAATCAATAAAGTTATGGATTATAATCCTATGAATTACGATAGTACAAAGGTTGAATTTTTAAAAGTGATTGAATTAACATACGCATAAAATGGCACAGGAAATAGTAGGTATAAAGGTAGAGGTTGATAGTAGTGATGTAGGCAAATCGGTAGGCTCATTAAAACAGCAGCTAAGACAGGCACAGAATGATGTAACTGTACTATCTGAAAAGTTCGGTGCTACATCAAAGGAAGCCATTGAAGCAGCTAAAAGGGCAGCAAAGTTGAAGGATGCTATCGGAGATGCTAAAGCCTTGACAGATGCTTTCAATCCCGATGCTAAATTTAAAGCATTGTCTTCTTCTCTTTCTGGTGTTGCAGGTGGCTTTGCTGCGGTACAGGGTGCATTGGGTTTGTTGGGTCAGCAGGGTGAAGATGTACAGAAGACATTGGTTAAGGTTCAATCTGCTTTAGCACTTTCTCAAGGGTTGCAATCTTTAGGCGAAAGCGTTGATTCATTCAAGCAATTAGGTGCTGTAATTAAAAATTCAGTTACTACTGCATTCGGTTCACTTCGTTCTGCTATTATAAGCACAGGTATAGGTGCTTTGGTAGTAGGTGTAGGATTGCTGATTGCTAATTTTGATACTGTTAAAAAAGTTATTCTTAATCTATTTCCAGGTCTTGGCAAACTTGCAGGATTCGTTCAAGGTCTTGTTCAGCAGTTTACTGATTTTATAGGTGTAACATCCGAATCAGGGCGGCAGCTTGATGCATTGAAAGCTAAAACGGATAGGAATGCTGAAGCCATACAGAACAGGATTAAAGTACTACAGGCTCAAGGTGGTAAAGAGAAAGAGATATATGAACTGACTAAGCGTTTAGCTGATGATGAACTTTCATTTTTAAAGAAGAAGGCAGCAAGTAAAGACCAACTAACAAAGGAAGAAGCTAAAAGATATAGGGAATTAAATAACGAAAAGGCTGTACTTGATGCAGCAGAACAGAGAAGGCTGAATGAATTAGAAGAAGCAAGAAGAAAGAAGGCAGAAGAAAATAGACAGAAAAGAATTGAGGAAGAAAAGGCAGCAAGGCAAAAGCTATATGAAGAAGAAGATAAAGCTACACAGACGAGAGGTGTACAAAGATTAACAAATCAGGCTGATGCAGATAGAGAGGAATTAAAAGGTAAAACTGCATTCAATGCTAAGTTGCTTGAGATAGATACAAATAGAGCGGCTAAGGATATACAAAACTTACAGGCTCAAGGTGAAGCAAAAAAACGACTTGCACAGGCAGAAATTGCACTTGCTAAATCAAAGGCTGATGCAGAGATTCAGTATGCTCAATCTGCTCTGTCTACTATATCAGGACTGATTGACCAAAATAGTGCAGCAGGTAAAGCGGTAGCGGTTGTTCAAGCAATTATCAATACTTATCAGGGGGCATCAAAAGCAATTGCTCAAGGTGGTATATTTGGACCAGTTGCAGCGGCAGCTACTATTGCAGCAGGTCTGATTCAAGTACGGAAAATTATCAGTACAAAAATACCTTCAGCAAGTGGTAGTGGAACTGTTGGAGGTTCTGGGGTATCCGCAGGATTGGCTACAGCATCAGCACCTATTAGTCCGAATGCTCCTATACAAAACACAGTTACTCAGTTAAATCAATCTTCTATAAATCAACTGGGTTCAGCTACCTCAAGGGCATACGTAGTAGAAAGCGACATAACAAATTCACAGGAAAAAATAACAAGAATAAACAGGGCTGCAAGGCTCGGATAATTTTAACAATATGGAAAAGAAATTACCTATTTTCAATTTAGAGATAACGAATGAAGATGATTCTGATGTAGAGGTTGACTTCGTAGCATTAGTAGATAGACCTGCTATTGAGCGGCAGTTCCTTGCCTTTGCTGAAGATAGCTATAATGATTATCCTGCAGCAGCGGTAAATAATGCAAAAAGAGCATTGAAATGGGCAGAGAAAAACGGATGGGGTGATTGTGGTGAAGCTACTGGAAAGACAAGAGCCAATCAAATAGCAAACCGTGAAAATTTGTCACGGGATACCATTGCAAGGATTAGCGGATTCCGTAGGCATCAGCAGAATAAAGATGTGCCATATAGCGAAGGATGCGGAGGTTTAATGTGGGATGCATGGGGTGGGGATGCCATGATTGACTGGGCAGAACGTAAACTTAGGCAGATTGAAAGACAATCTTTTGCTATCCAAGATGAGGAAGAGAGAGTTATATCTGGACCGCTTATGTTAGCCGATACACCTATTTATAGGAATGACCAAAATGGGGAATATTATGTGCAGTTCAGTAAAGATACCATAAAGCAGATTGCACAGAAATTCTTCCGAAAAGGCTATCAGCAGAATGTTAATTTAATGCATGACAGCGGAAATATTGTTAATGGATTGACGATGTTTGAATCTTGGATAAGTGATAAAAAGCGTGGTATAAAAGCAATGTTAGGTTTTGAAGATGTACCTGATGGTTCATGGTTCGGTTCTTTCAAAGTAGAGAATGAAGATGTATGGAAACTGATAAAAGACGGAAAAGTTAAAGGATTCTCTGTTGAAGGTGTATTCAACTACCGAAAGACAGGAGATAAAAAGTATGAAGCCATGTGGCAGGAGATAGTTAAAATCTTAGAGCAAGTCAGTTGACCCATACAAGTGATAAATATAAAGAAGGCTTAGGTAATCCCTGAGCCTTTTCTATTTTGCCTATTGTCAGATTGTTATCTACTTATGGCTAAAATCGTTTTATGACTCCATTGGAAGCTATACAAAAGATTCAGCAGATGTTCTCTCAACAAGGTATGCTACCTGTTGCAGATGCACCTGCGGCACAAATGGCAGAGGAATCTGCCGAACCTATTGAATCCGTTAAAGAGTACGTTTTGCTATCTGGTCAGAAAGTTCTGATTGATAACCTTGCTCTTGGCGGTAAAGTTTCTCTTGTTGACGAAGCAGGGCAACAATCACCTGCTCCTGCAGGTGAGCATCAACTTGCTGATGGAACTACATTTGTAGTAGATGAGGCAGGTGTTATTCTTGAACTTGAACTGCCTAAGGCAGATGTAGTTGAAGAGGAAGTAATGCCTGAAGCACCTGCTGAACCTTCTGCTGAAGAAATGATGAAAAAGAAGATTGAGGAAATGCAGAAGCAACTTGATGAAATCAAAATGGCTTATGATGCTAAATTGGCACAGCAAGAGGCAAGATTCAGCAAAGGCATAAGTGATGTTTCTGACATCTTGGTTCAGTTGATTAATACCCCTTCTGCTGAAGCAACTGAGCAACCAAAGGATAAGTTTAACGTTCATGTAGAAAGCAAAGATGCAAAGCTTGAAAGGTTTTTGCAGTTCGCTAAATCAATTAAGTAAATATTTTTTCAAACAATAAAAAACAAATAAAATGGCATTTTCAGTTGGAACATTGGCTGCCTATACCAAAGAAAACGAAGCACTTCTTGTAGCTTCATCTGTACTGGGTAGCAAGACCGCAGCCTTGATTAAAGACCAAGGCAACGTAATGGTAGGCGTAAAATCTGCCGAAACTATCAACATCATGGACACAGATGCCATCTTCCAAGATGGTTCATCCTGTGGATTCACTGCTTCTGGTACTACCTCTTTTACTCAAAGAACTGTAACCGTAGGCAAAATCAAGGTTAACGAAGCACTCTGCTTGAAAGACCTTGAGGCTAAGTACTTGCAGAAGGCTCTCCCTGCAGGTTCTTCTTATGACAGTATGGTTTACTCTGAGGAGTATTCTAAGCGTAAGGCTGATAAAATTGCTGAGCAACTTGAGAAAACTTTGTGGCAAGGTTCTACTGCTTCAGTAGACGTAAACCTTAACAAGTTTCAAGGTATCACTACTTTGATTACTGCCGCAGGTGGTTCTGTTGTAAACGCTAACAGCGTAGCCTATCATGGTTCTGTAGAAACTTCAATTACTGATGCTAATGTTATCAGCATTTTTGATGATATCTACAAAGCTATCCCTGCTCAAGTAGTAGATAAGGATGACATGGCTATCTTCTGCGGTATGGATGTTTTCAGAACTTACACTGTTAAGTTGAAGACCTCTAATCTTTACCATTATCAGTATGACGGAAAAGCTAATGGTGAGTTCTACCTTCCAGGCACAAACGTTAAAGTTATCGCTGTTCAAGGTTTGAATGGTAGCGGTAAGATTGTAGCTGCTCGTATCAGCAACTTCTTCATCGGTACTGACCTTCTTAACGAAGAGGAAAGGTTTGAAATCTTCTATGCGAAGGAAGCCGACCAAGTACGCTTTGTATCTGAATTCAAGATGGGTGTTAACTTCGCCTTCCCTGATGAGATTGTGAAGTTCTTCGTCTAAGATTAACAAATAAGGTGGGAGAGTAAAATCTCCCATCTTTCTATAACTATATAAAATTTAACAAAATGGCTTGTGCTCTTACACAGGGTTATACTTTGGACTGTAAAGACAGTTTAGGTGGTATTAAAGCCGTTTGGTTTATTGCTTTTGATAACGTCACTGCCGTAACTGAGGCATCAGGTGTTGTTTCAGCAATTACCAAAGCAGCAGGAAAAGTGTTCTATAAATACCAATTGGTAAAGAATACAGGAAGCCTGACTGAAAATATCACTGCTTCCGTAGAAAACGGAACTGTATTTTATGCTCCTGAGTTGACCATCATTCTAAATAAACTTCAAGCCAATACAAGGAATGAAATTCTTTTGTTGGCTCAGAATAACCTGATGGCTGTAGTCCAAGATAGCAATAGTAAATACTGGCTCTTAGGCAAAATCAATGGGCTTGACCTGACAGCAGGTAATGCTGCCACAGGTACTGCACAGGGTGACAGAAGCGGATACACTTTGACCTTCACAGGCGGTGAACCTGCTCTTGCACCTGAAGTAAACAGCAGTATCATTGCAGGTCTAACATCTTAGGCTTTGGGGTTTTGAATAGGTTAGAAAATGAGCCATCCTTCGGGGTGGCTTTTTCTTTTCCTGCAAAAAGTTGTGATTGTTCTATTTAGGTTTAATGATACATCTAACAAAAGATAGTACCGAATTTATCTATTTAACATTAACGGAGAAGCAAACAATAACTACTCCTAATTATCTTTTCCGTTTTGTGAATCGTGAAACGAGGGTTGAAGTTACCTTTGTTCTGTTAAATGCTACTGATGTAAGCCTTTATAAGGATAGGTTTAACAAGTTCAGCATAGATGTAAATAAATACTTTGGATGGGCAGATGCAGGGGAATGGCTTTACTATATCTATGAACAAGCAAGTGCCTATAATAAGGACTACACAGAAGCTACAGGATTGCTTGAGGAAGGGATAATGAGATTAAACGATGCCGAAACTTTTAGCTATGTACAGCATTCGGTTGATAATACATACATAACAAGATGATGAACGATTTACTTATATTAAACTTCCAAGAAGCAAGGCAGCCTGAGTATAGAGAAAAGAAAGGTGCTAAAGGCGGTTATATTGAGTTTGGTGAACGCAATGACTACCCTTCATACCTACTTGCTTTGTACAACAAAAGTGCTAAACATAATAGCATCGTAAAAGGCAAGGTTAACTATATCATAGGTAATGGATGGGCTACGAAAGAAGCCGACCCTGTTGCTGAGAATTTTATAAACCAGCCAAATCCTTATGAAAGCCTTGATGAATTAACAAGGAAGGTCAGCATTGATATCGAGATTTTTGGAGGTGCTTATCTTGAGGTTATTTGGTCAGTTACGGGTGGCAATATTGCATCTGTATGTCATATTGATTATACAAAGATTAGGAGCAATACTGATAACACACAGTTTTGGTACAAGAAGGATTGGAATGAGAGGAAATATGAGCCTGTAATATTAAATGCTTTCAATACCCAATTGAGGGAAGGCAAACAAATTCTGTACATAAAGGAGTACAGACCAGGTCTTGATACCTATGCCTTGCCAGGATATATGGGTGCTTTGAATTACATTGAATCTGACATTGAAGTAAGCCGTCATGTTTTAGGCAATGCACAGACAGGATTTTCTGCTTCTAAATTGATTACCCTTCCTAATGGTGAGCCTTCACCTGATGAGAAGCGGAACATTGAAAGAAGGTTTACTGATAGATTTAGCGGTAGCGATGGAAAGAAATTTATTCTTTCTTTTACCAATGACCCTGCAAGGAAGCCTATTATTGAGGACTTAGGTGCTTCAGATATAACAAAAGAGGACTTCAGTAGGGTTGATGCTATAATTCAGCAAAACCTTTTCTCTGGGCATCAGATTACTGCACCTTCACTTTTTGGTATTGCAGAGCCTGGTAAGTTAGGAAGCAGAACAGAGATGAGGGATGCTTATGAAATATTTAAAAGCACTTACTCAAATGATAAACAGCAGTTCCTTGAATCTATATTTAATCAATTGGCTGTAATTAAAGGCAGCAAAACAGTTATGTATATTAAGCCTGTTGAACCGATAGGCTTTGAACTTAGTGAGGCTGCTTTGCTTCAGATAGCACCTAAAGAATGGCTGCTTGAGAAGGCAGGTATTGATATCAGCCAATATCAGCCTGAGGTTAATCCTGCTGCTGCACCTGCTGCCGAACAAGCACAGATAAACGAGAATTTAAAGAATCTGACAGGAAGGCAATATCAGCACCTGCAAAGAATAATCAGAGAATTTAGCAAAGGTAAGCTGACCAAAGAGATGGCAAGTACTATGCTTAAATCAGGTCTTGGATTGAATGATAATGATGTGAACATAATGCTTGGCATAGATGAAGACCCTACTACTGAAGATTATTCTTTCAATAAGTCATTGACCGAAGACGAGGTTATCGGTCTTTTTGCTGCCTATGGCGAACCTTTAGAAGATTATCAGATACTTAGCAGAAGGGCGGTTTTTAGTGAGGCACAGGCTTTTGCTGAAGAAGATTTGATTGATAAAACAAAGGATAAGCAACTGCTAAAACTGATTGATGACAATCCGCTGATTAGCATTGATGAGATGGCTAAAGCAATCGGCAAGAGCAGAGAGTTTGTGCAAAGCAGGGTATCTTATTTGATTGAGAAAGGTGCGGTTGTTTATGATACACAGAAGCAGACAAGGAAACTGACTAAGCCATTGAACAAGTTAGTGGATGATATGGAGATTACCACTTTTGAAGTGAAATATGTTTATGATTGGAAGCCAATAGTACCCGTTAGGGAAAGGGATACTCCAGAACATCCTTCTCGTAACTTTTGCAGAAGGCTAATGAGGGAGCAAAGGACATGGACAAGGGATTCAATAGAAAGGCTTAGTGCGATGCTTGGGTATAGTGTATTTGACAGAGGCGGTGGATGGTGGGGTGATTCAGCATCATGTAGACATAGATGGGAACAGGTTACAGTAGTTAAAAAGAAAAAGAAATGAGCAGAAACGTATTATTCATCTCAGTAGACACAATAAAAGACAGGACAGGATTGCATTTTAATGTAGACCCTAAATTGGTATTTCCTGACATCTTGTATGCTCAGGATGCTTACATTCTACCTGCTCTTGGTACTGCTTTGTATGAAAGATTGCAGGACGGTATTGAGTGCGGTGATTTGAATTGTGATGAGGAAACTTTGCTTAATACCTACATAACTCCTTGCCTTGTTTATTATGTGATGAGTGAACTGCCAATGGCTTTGTCTTATCAATACTACAATAAAGGAGTAGTAAGAAAAAGCGGAGATGGACAAACAGAACCTTCAGCATCTGAACTTACAGATGTAGCAAATAGGTATTCTGCAAGGGCAGAGTTCTATAAGCAGAGGCTGATAAAATGGCTAAAGCAACAGAATAGCCAAAGCAAGTTTAGTGAGTATAGCAATCCAGGAACTGGGGTAGATACTATCGTACCTGATAATGAAGGCTATACTACTACCATATGGCTTGGTGATGATTGGTGTGATGGCAAATATTTAACCTTTGAGGAGAAGTATCAAGGTAACATAAACAGATGCTGCAATGGCAAATAAAACCTATTCTAAAAAGAATCAGGAAAAGCTAAGGGTATTTTTGGAGAAACAAAAGCAAGGCAATGACACTAAACCAAGTGATAAAAAAAATAGAGGATATCGGGAATGCTCATCAGCAAATAAAGACGGTATTCTACGGAAGTGCCTTTGATTTATTATCTAAAGGCTCAGATGTACAATATCCTGTACTTTTATTTGATTTATCAAATGCTTCATTGAGTGGTAAAAATCTCAGTTTAACATTTAGCTTTTTCTTCATGGACAGAATGCTGCCTGAGGAAACCAATTACAATGATGTTCTATCTGACCAATTACTAATGGCACAGGATATTATTGCTCAGTTGGATTACAATGATTTTGATTTTACATTACAGGAAAGTGCTTCATTAAATGCCTTTATTGAAAATACTCCCGACCTCTTGGCTGGGTGGCAGACGGACATAACTTTAGACCTTCCGTACATTTACAACCGATGCGAAGTACCTACTGAATACAATTACTCATAAATAACTATTTAAAGAAAAAGTAATGGGAAGCGATTTTAGACCTGCTAAGTTTGATATAAAAATGTGGAGGAATGACACATGGGTAGAAACATTTGCCCTTACCGTTAACAGTACTCCTATTTCTTTGGCTACGGCAACTGTTTATATTCATATCGTAAAGGGTTGTGATACTACTCCTACTTTGACTTTAACAAACGGGTCAGGAATAACAATTACAGGTGCTTCAAATAATCAAATTAGTGTAAGTAAACTGATAAATATTGACAAAGGTAATTACAAGTGGGATTTGCAGGTAACCTATGCAGATACCACAAAGAAGACATATTTAGAGGGTGATTTTATAGTTTATGATGATGTAACAAAAGCCTAAAGCATGAGCATTGAAGTAAACGCAACGGAGCAAATTATTGAGGTCAATGCTACGGGTTCAACGATAGATATAAACGTATCAAGTCAGACAGTAGATGTAAATGCTACTACCTCTGTTATTGAGGTAACTGCTTCCTACAATCCTGGCATTAATCTGCCGAATGGCGGTTTAACGGGTCAGGTATTAAAGAAGCAAAGCAATACTGATTATGATACCTACTGGGCAGCCGATACGGCAGGAGTTCCTTATTTGGGTGCTACAGGTAATGTAGATATCGGAGAGCATGAATTGAAGGCAGGACAGTTTACTTTAGACACATCACCTACAGGAACTGCTACTGCAGGGACAACAAGATGGAATAATACTACAGGGATAAGTGAGACCACTTTAAAGGGTGGTAGTGTAGTATTAAAGAATGGCATGGACTTGGTAGTTAGGGTAGTAAATAAAGTTATACCTAATGCTACTTTAACAAAGGCACAATATCAAGCTGTAAGGGTTAGCGGTGCGCAAGGTCAGAGATTAGCGGTAGCTTATGCTCAAGCGAACAATGACAATAATAGTGCTGACACAATAGGATTGGTTACAGAAACCATTCCAACCAATCAAGAAGGTTTTGTGATGACTGTGGGTAGCCTTGAGGGTATCAATACTACAGGCTCTTTGCAGGGAGAAACGTGGACAGACGGAGATGTTATCTACCTTTCCCCTACTACCGCAGGTGCTTTGACTAATGTCAAGCCTTCCGCTCCAGGTCATATTGTCGTAATTGGTTATGTAGAGTATGCCCATGCCAATAATGGTAAGATATATGTAAAGGTCATGAATGGCTGGGAGTTGGAAGAACTCCATGATGTTGCTCCTACTCCATACATTGATAAAGGGGTTTTGTATAGAGATACAGCTACTAACCTTTGGAAAAGTGCAACCATTAGTACCTTATTGGGTTATACCCCTGCAAATACTGCTAATGTAGTACCCAATACAAGGTCTTTAACTATTAATGGCACATCTTACGATTTAAGTGCGGATAGGAGTTGGAGTGTAGGCACTGTTACCTCTGTTGCTCTAACAGTCCCCACAGGCTTAGTAATTACAAGCGGTTCACCCATAACTTCAAGCGGCACTATTGCCGTAGGGTTACAGAGTGGGTACTCTATCCCCACAACAATAAAGCAAGGAAACTGGGATGATGCCTATACTTTTGTTAGTGGCTTCCCTTCACAGAGTGGCAATAGCGGAAAGTATTTAACTACCGATGGTAATACATTAAGTTGGGGTACTATATCAACAAGCAATATATACAATGCAGATGGCACACTGACGGGGAATAGGACGGTGACGAGTGGTGGATATAGTTTAAAAATATTAGGAGGTATTGAGGATGTAGTAGGACAACAAATAGGATTAAAAATTGAAACATCAACAACAAATAAAACTGCATCAGTTCTTGAAATAAATAATACCTATACAACAACAGGTAAAAAATGGCAATTAAGAGCATTAAGTAATGGAGATTTTGATATTTCTAATATTAATGATAATACAGCAAGATTAACATTAAAAACTAATGGTAATATATCATTAATTAATGCTACACAATTAAGTACTGCTGCTTTAAGTATAAATGGAACAACCGCTACAAGTGGTGGGGTACAAATACAAGGGAGTGTTAATAGTCCAACTGGTTCTGGTATTGAATTGGAATATACATCAGGAACATCGTATTTTACTTCATATAACAGAACATCTTCTTCTTGGTTGCCAATAGTAATTAGAGGTTCACAAATTGATTTTACTACTAACGGTAGCAATACATCAAGATTTACCTCCGCAGGTCGCTTACTTTTGGGAACTACAACCGAATCAACTTTTTTGCTTGATGCGAACGGCAAAACGAGGGTAAGTGGGGAAATTGTTACTACTGGCACTAATGAAAATATTAACATACATATTTTAAATGAAACGCAAACAGTTGGTTATAGGTCTGTTTTAGTAGGGAGAACTCAAGGTAGTGTAAGCGGTGTTGGAATTGGTTTTTCTGTACAAAGTAATGGTGGAGTTTCAATAGGTGGTGCAGTTACAAGTGTTGGAGGTGTTGCCATTGGCAATAGTTCAACAACAAATAATGGAGTAACTATTGGTGGAACTTCTGTTGATGGTATAGCAATACGAAATGCAACTTCAAATTTTCAAGCTATTGCTATTGGTAATGGTGCAAATGCAGTAGCTACAACTGATTCAGTAAATAGTATTGCTATTGGGAATTTCAGTTATGCAGATAATAATTCATTTGTATCTGGTTCATCTGTTAGGCCTATAACTAATGTATATTTTGGGTCAGGGATTTCAAACTTAAGAGGTGACTTAGTACAGACAATTGGTGCTGGTACATCTTATGCCATCAACGGCTCAGGTGCAAATGGTACTAATTTTGCAGGCGGTGACATTACAATAGCAGGCGGTAAGGGTACAGGCACAGGAACACCCGGTGATATTATCTTGTCAACCGCAACAGCGACTACAACAGGTACAACGCTTCAATCACTTACTCAAAGATGGTGGGTTAAAGGCAGCACAGGAATATTGGCAAATGTTTCAAGTCCTAACGCTTCAGCACAATTACAAATTGATTCAACCACCAAAGGCTTCCTTCCCCCACGTATGACATCTACCCAACGCACAGCTATCTCAACCCCTGCTGTCGGTTTAGTGGTATACCAAACAGATGCGACAGAGGGATTGTATCAATACCTATCTACGGGATGGAGTGCGGTAGGTGGTGGTACGAACATCTATAACTCAGATGGCACACTGACGGGAAATAGGACGGTGACAAGTGGTGGGTTTAACTTAACATTTACTGGCACTGATACTGGAACAACAGGAACAGATGAAAGGTACAGGCTAACTTACAGTTTTTCACCTACAAGTGGAACAAGGGAGCATTCATCATTGAGTATACTTTCTACTATAAACCAAACAGGGGGGTCAAGTGCTACCACTCGTGGCTTGTATGTAAATCCTACACTAACTTCTGCTACAGATTGGCATAGTATAGAATGGGGCAACATCGCTGGATGGGGCTTGTATGGTTCTGGAACTGCAAATAATTACATAAATGGTAGCTTATTTATAGGTAGTACCACCAATGCAGGTTTTAAATTAGATGTAGTTGGTGGTGATGCAAGGATGAATGGTGTTAGGGTTGGTAGGGGTGGAGGAAATATTGGTTCTAATACTATTTTGGGGGTTGATGCCTTATTTTCAAATACAAGCGGTGGTAATAATACCGTTGTTGGCGCAGCTGCTGGATATACAAATACAACTGGTAGCAATAATAGTATACTTGGTGCAAATGCTGGTAATTTAAACAATGGTTCAAATAATGTAATTTTAGGTTATTTAGCAGCTACCAAAATATCTGGCGGTGTGACAACATTAACTCTTGCTAATACTTCTATTTTCATTGGTAGAAATACAAAGGCATTAGCTAACTCACAAACAAATCAAATTGTTATCGGTGATGATGAAACTGGTCTTGGCTCTAATACTACAATAATTGGTAATTCATCCACACTAACTACTGCTATTCGTGGGCGGTTACTTTTGGGGACTACTACCGACTCAGGCTCTTATCAATTAGACGTCCAAGGCACAGGGCGGTTTACGGGGATGATTACAAGTGGTAATGGATTGTTTGATGCTCCGACTTCAAATTTAGTTTTTACAGTATCATCAACAAGTGGAAATAGAAATGTCCAAATTGGTAATTTTGGTGGAGTAACATTTACTGGTATTAGAAATGTCGCAATAGGTTCAAATACTATTAACACTAATACAGTATCTCATAGTACAATAATAGGGTCAGGAAATTCAAGTAATGGAGGCATTTTAATTGGATATAATAATACAACACTTGCAAATAATGGTATAGCAATAGGATTAACTGTTACAAGCCATGCAAATAGTTGTGTTATAGGTACAGAATTTGGTACATCTTCATCAGGTTCTGGACAATTTGTTGTAGAAGCATCTAATTGGTTTATAAGAAATCCTGCATTGTCTGGACAAAATGGTAGCTCAGGAACAATAAATGGTTGTGGTGTAAGTGGAACTGATTTAAACGGAGGTAACATTACCATCGCAGGTGGTAAAGGTACAGGCACAGGCACAAGTGGAGATGTAATTTTCTCAACTGCAACTCCTACAACAACAGGAACAACCTTACAAAGTTTAACTAATAGATGGTGGGTCAAAGGAAGTTCGGGGGCATTGGCGAATGTATCAAGTCCTAATGCCTCTGCAATTTTTCAAGCGGATAGCACTACGCAGGGAATTTTAGCCCCACGAATGACTGCAGCCCAAAGGACTGCCATAAGCACTCCTGCGGTGGGGTTAATTGTGTATCAGACGGATGCGACAGAAGGTACTTATGAATATACAAGTACAGGTTGGAGAATCATCAATGCAGCTGCAGGAGGTGGTTCAGGAACAGTTACTTCTGTATCAGTAGTTTCAGCCAATGGATTTGCGGGTACAGTAGCTAACGCATCAACTACTCCTGCCATTACCATCAGCACAACTGTTACAGGATTGCTGAAGGGTAACGGTACTGCTATCAGTGCAGCTACTGCAGGAACAGACTATCTGACTCCAAGCGATGTGGCTTATAGTGTAGCTAACGTTTCTACTACTCATACTGAGACTGCAACTAAAGGAACTAAAATAATTAAAGCAGATACAACAGGTGGAGCATTTACGGTTAACCTACCTACTGCTGTGGGTAATACAGCAACAATCATCATCAAAAAGGTAGCTGGTTCGGGGGCATTGACAATCGATGGCAACGGAACAGAGACAATAGATGGTGGTACAACAGCAACAATAAACAAGGTATATGAGTCTATAACACTCGTATCCGATAACTCAAACTGGCAAATAGTATAATATGGCATATCAACCTTCACCGAATTTAGGGCAGGCTACATCGGCTAACAGTCTACCTGTAGTTGTAGCCTCTGACCAGAGTGCAGTACCTATTTCCGACAATGGCGGTTCATTGACTGTCGATGGTACGGTGGCTGTCAGCGGTACAGTGACTGTATCAGGTACGGTAACTGCCAATGCAGGTACTGGAACACAGAACGTGTCTGTTCAGAATGCTTCTATACCTGTGACAGATAATGGCGGTAGCCTTACTGTTGATGGGTCTGTGTCTGTGTCTAACTTTCCCACTACCCAAGATGTAAGCGTAACCAATGCATCCATTCCCGTAACTGATAATGGAGGCTCATTAACTGTTGATGGTACTGTGGCAGCTACACAGAACGCAGGAGCAACCTACAATGTGCAAATAAGCGATGGCTCATCAACAGTGCCTATTGATGCCGCCCATGCAGATGGTGAGACAAACACAGAAAACCATATTGATGTAGGTGCTAAAGCACTTGTATTTAATGGCTCATCTTGGGATAGGATGCGAGGCGATACGGGTGGTCAATACGTTCAAGGTAACATTGCACATGATGCTGTGGATAGTGGCTTTCCAGTTAAAATAGGCTTTCAAGCAGAGTCATCATCTTTACCAACAGCGGTAGCAGGTGGAGATAGGGTGAATGGTGTAGCGGATGTATTCGGTAGGCAAATGGTGTCTGTAATTGATGCCTCCATGCAAGTTTGGAAAAGTGCTAACTATACAACCCAACAAACGGGTACAAGCATTTGGACACCATCAACGGGTAAGAAAGTTTGCATAACTTATTTATCAGTTGCTTCCTATGCTACAACAACAGGCAGGGTAATTATTTGGATGGGTGCATCTGGTGATACTACCTACACAGCAGGTACTGACCAACTTATATGGGCAGGGTCTTTTGCACCTTCTGCTAATGCCAAGCCCGGAGCTATCATTCAGCTACCATTTGGAATAACAGCGGTAACGGCAGACCATCAATTGAGGATAACAACCGATGCTGCT